GAGCTTGATACGGAAATAGCATCGGCACCCTCGTCAATCGCGTCTTTTAAGAGTTGTTTTAGTGACATGGCATACCAATCGTCTTTGAAAGGGTAGTTGGGAGTATCACCAAATCTGTCTATTATTTCAAAAAATTTATCGCTGTTTTTACTATCCATGGCTTGCGTAAACATTAGCCTGTGTTCGGCTCTGCTTGGGACATTTTTTAAATATGTGCTAACAACCTCGTCAAACTCATCAAAAATATATCCATCGGATGCATAATATCCATCTGGTAATATTTTTTCTAACTCCTCTTCCATTTTTATTTGCTCTGACTTAGACGGCGTGTAACCTCTTTTTGAACCTGTGGTATGCAAATCGGATTGCAACTCGTCGACATGCAAAGTTTTTTTGCCGTCGGCTAGTTTTCTGTTACGAATTAAAGCGCTAGATATTTGACTGAGCTCGTCGAAATGATCTTGCACGCCATGTTCTACTGGTGCGTTTTCCCATGTAAATACAACTTCGCGGTAATTATCTCCGCCAGGTAATGTTTCATCTACATATTGTTTGTAGCGTGCTTCTGTAAGCATGTCGTCGCCACTTCCAGCAATTCTTAGCGGATCGCCACCCTCTTCCATTTTGTTAGATAGCTGTATTTGTGCCTCAGTACGGCTAAAAGCTATATTGTCTGGATCAGTTACTCTCTCACCGCCTACAAAAAGTTGGTAGCCAACTTCATCGTTGCCAAAAGCAAAAGTATCATCTGGTATGTCAACATCGTAGACTTGGTTGGTAGATTTTGGTTTTATCAGTTCATAGGGATTTTCAAAATATTGTTCTTTAGCATAAGATTTAATTAAATCATCTAGGCTTTCGTTTCTGGCTGATAAATAATTATCAACATCTGAAATGGTCTTAGCTCCTGCTTGTGGATTACTTTGATTGAAAAAATCTAATAATTCTTCTGTTTCATATTCATCACCTTGTTTGATGTATTCAGTAACATCTTCATATTTAGATTGATAATTAGGATAAGATGAATCAAGAGGATCAAATTCTGGATTAGAAATATCAAAGTCTATTTCCGGTGCATCTGCATTGTGGAAATAAGTATTTTTTCCAACCACAACTTTATTATCGCTTACGCCCTCGACTACTTCGTTGATAGACGCTTTGGGATTAGTGGCAACAAACTCATCTATACCTAGATATTCTAACTCTTTGGGTTTGACGCCTTTATTAGCATTAGCAGCTAACCATTCAGTAATTTGTTTACCCTTCAAATTTGGTGGTGCGCTTTTTAGTAAAGCCTCCAAAGATGGCGATACAAAGCCGTATTGGTCTTTGGCAAATTTGTCTAAATTTTCTTTGATCGCAGCTTTGGTTGCATCTGTGCCTTTGAGTGCCTCAATGCCTGTGGTGGTTTTCTTTGCTTTACTTATCGCTGCTGGCACAGCACTTAAAGCACCTACTCCTTTTAAGACAGAACCCACAGTTGCTCCAAGAACAGGGCCAACAACGGGTGCTGCATAAGTAGCATCTCCCACAACTCCCAAGCCTTGTAGGGGAGCTACTAAATAACGATCGATTCCTCCAGCTGCAATGTTTTCAGAGATGCTGGGCATGGGATCGCCAGCAAAAGCATCTTCTAGCGCTACATCTGGTCCAGGAAACTCTGGAAATTGTCCGGCTGCATCTGCTATGCCTGCGCCCGGTGCAAATATACTGCCTATCCAAGCTGCTTGTGCTTTGCTGGGTGTTAGCTTTTCGGCAGCTGCCCTTTGAGCTTCAATAAGCGCCATGTCGTATTCAAGTTTACGTTGCGCTTGTGCGGCAATGGAATCGCGTAAAGATCCAACTACGTTTTTATTGTTGTCAGCCATAGAAAAATTCTATCACAAGAAAAATTTATCTAAAAGGCGGTCCGTTAAACCAAGCAACAACGACATATCTATCGCCTTTGGTCACAGGTTTGACTTTATGGGATAAAAACGAGCTAAATAACACCACTTCACCCATATTTGGACGCGTACAGCTCTCATGTTCGCTGGAACGGAAGCAAATTTCGCCGCCTTCGTAGTCTTCATTGAGCAATAGGCTCATGCTGATCTTGCGTGTAGCAGCTGTACCCTCTGGTCCTATGTCCAAATGGTATTCATAGCCGTTAGATGGCGCTTTATAGTGAATTATCTGCGCTTTTTCTATGCCAGTAATGTCATATTTGAAGTATTTATTGGCTGAAAAGGCAATTTTGTTCAAAATTTGGTACAAACGCGTCTGTTTCTCGTCAATATAGTAAATAGTAGCGTCCCGAACAGTTGTTTGCTCGATTTCATCGCCTTTATCGTGCACTTTGGCCACGATACCTTCGGCTTCAACCACATAATCTAAGAACAGTTCTACATCATCTTGGCTGACAGACAGACCGGTTACGCCGTGATTAGGTAGAATATTGTCGCTCATAGTTCTGCCAGTTGTTTTTTAGCGTATCAAGCCAATCATCTATCGCCATGACACAGATCTTGTCGTTTTCGTGCGGCCACTCTAGGTTGATCGCATACAAGGGTATGCAAACACGAATCGGTCTGCGGTTGAACTTAAATATCAATACAGGAATCTTGCCATTACTGGCACTGCAAACTTGATCCCACCAGGCGGACTTTAGCCATTCGCCTTCTTTGTAGAATTTGCACTCAACCGCATGAAAGGGTATATCCAAATCGCATAGATCTTTTTGTTGGTATTGGTCTAGGTTGCGTTTGGTCTGGAAATCTATGTCGTTGTCGGCAAAGAAACCATTGAGGATCTTCGCAATGTCACGTTCAAATGCTGCGCCTTTATTTCTGGAGTTAATCGGCATTGATAGAGTTTCTCAAAATATGCAAAAAATTGCAAACGCATTGCAAAATTTTTTTTACAAAATTTTTTTGCCTTGAGTTTTTCTTGTGATTTAGTGTGTGTAACTTAGTTAAATACGCACTTGCATACGCGTCGGCAAATATGGGGGTGTAGGGATCCTAAAAAAACTAAATGCCAGTAAAAAAGCGGCCTCTAGGGACTCCAATTTGTTGCGTGTTGCTATTGTGCTCACAAGTTGCACATAGTTGCACAAAAGAATACAGGATTGCACACTAAAAAAAGCCAGTAAAATCAATAACTTAGGGCATTTTTTAAAAAAAAGTCAAAAATTTTTCTTTCCGACTGGAAAGCGGCCATTTGCAAGTTATTGATCTATTTATCTTTTGCAGAGTAGTTTGAGGTTTCAGCTCCGAGTAATTGTCCCAATCGCTCCTTGATTTGCTCCCTGCTCATCTTCTCCAAGTTAGCGTTGATGTTAATGTTCTGAGATCTGTTGATTGATAAACCAGCGAGTTGATTGAGCTCTTTGATGGCGCTGACCGCTGCATTGAACTGCCCACTCTCGTATGCGCTCTCCATTACTTTCCACAACATCGTGCCAGTCTTTTGTGGAGTGATCGCATACTTCTCTGCAAGCTCATCTTGTTTGATACGGATAGCTTTAACCACGTTTGGATAATCCTTGCCGTTCAATAATTTGTTCGCAGATTGACTTGGAAACTCATACCCAGCTTTTCTGGCAGCTTCGGTCATACCACACGCACCTTCGGTGTAATGCCAAACAAAGCTGGCCTGCATTTCGGTTAAGCCGTGCTCCGAATCTTTATCAAATTGCAATGGCGCATCAGCGATTGGTTTCTTCTTAATCTTCTTTGGCATATCTACTCCTTGCAGTCATGCGTTTTAATATCCTGTAATGCAATATGCTTTCCACATTTCTCACACATTGCTTTTACTTTCTTGCTCTTAAATATTCTATCAAACTCTCTATCAAAAACCTCTGGATCATACGGGCGTCTTTTAGATCCTTTGCCGCCATGCCATTCATTCATAATGCAAACAGTGTATAGAGGGCAGTGTATAACCATTTCTAAATACCCTATTTGTAACCCGTATGAATACCATCTTATAACCACTAAATAATAATATCTTTATATATAGATACACTATACACTAATAGTAGTCTAAACCCGCATAGATACAGCATTTTAGCATACCCTTTGCTATACCCTTTACTATACCCTTTTGTTATAAACCTTTGCATATATCTGCTAATCTTTATCAATAAGCATATATACCATTAACCCAACAACGCTTACAGCGACCGCTATAAACAGTGTACCTAACACTCCCAGCAAGACATCTACTATCAAAACAACCCCTTTAATTCCTGTGATTTTTGTTTGTGAGCGGCCTCTATTCTGGCACACGCTATCTCAAAATAATCCTCATCCATCTCTATACCAACGAAATTAAAATCCTCTTCTATCGCCGCCTTACCTGTGCTACCACTACCCATAAATGGGTCAAGCACAACTCCACCTTTCGGTGTTACCAGACGACACAGATAGCGCATCAACTCCGTTGGCTTAACTGTTGGGTGTGAGTTCTTTCGCATTTGTACTTTGTTATGTTTTGCCGTATTCCCATCTGCATTTCTAAATTCTAAGTTGCCTCGCTCTAACTCAGCTTTAGCTTGGTTAGACCATGCCATTGGCTTTTCATCAATCATATCCAACCCCTCATCCCTATCTTTCTTACTCGCTTTCGCACAATAGAAGTAGCGTGATTTATCACCGAATATATCTTGCACCCCATCAGAACCATCGTGCATGACATTGGCTGGGAATCTGCCTTGTTCGTTGCCTAATACTTTATAATCTGACAATTCGCCACCTTGAGTTTTGCCCGCAAAGCCACCAATCCTACCACTACCACCAGATAAATTATCATCTGTTTCAACCCTACAGTCATCTATGTTTATACCACCTGTGCCATGCTCTAAGACATTGTTAGCCACTGTTCCTTTAAAAGGTTTTCTGGCCATAACAATCGGCTCATGGGCTGGCTTAAGTGCTGTACCCCAACCTTCGTATTCTGATGTGCCTTTTGTTTCTGTATTATTGCCTTTGTATGTTCCATAAATGTTATCATTCTTTCCAGTTCGTTTTACAACACCAACCACCTCTCTCTCATTTCCTTGCAATTTATCCACAGCCTTTCCTATGTTGTGCGACTTGGGAAAGCCACTACCATAGATCCACATGAGTTGATCTCGTATCTCAAATCCTGCATCTTCAATCGGTATAGATCCTCGGTGATAAGTACGAGAGCCAAAGAATGATAGAAGATGAGAACCAGGCTTTAAAACTTCGTTTACCTGAGTCCATACCTCAACGCCTGGAACATCATAATCCCACCGCTTGCCCATAAACGATAGGCCGTATGGCGGATCTGTAACACAAGCGTCTATATCTTTTAACAAAGGCAAGACGTCTTTACAGTCAGCGCAATACAATGTCGCGTTACCTATTTTTTTCATTTGTTTAATCATCTACTACCTCGGCCCAAAGACCAACCTGTGTATTAATTCTTTCTTTTGCAAGGTTTATATATTCTTCATTTAGTTCACACATAACTGCATTTCTATCATTATTTGCAGCCACGATACCTGTTGTGCCACTACCAGCAAAAGGATCTAAAACTGTACCGCCCTCTGGACAACCAGCCAACACACATGGCTCTATTAAATCCATAGGAAAAGTTGCAAAGTGTGCGCCTTTAAATGGTTTAGTTGGTACAGTCCATACTGACCTTTTGTTTCTTTTTTTACCTATAACAGCATCTTCTTTAATGGCTTCATAATCATAGTAATACTTCTTATTCTTACTCAATAAGAATATATATTCATGTGCTTTAGTGCATCTATCTTTAACACTTTCAGGCATAGTATTAGGTTTATGCCATATAATATCTTGTCTTAAATACCAACCATCTTGTTGTAAAGCTAGTGCAACTCTCCAAGGAATACCTACTAGGTCTTTAGATTTAAGGCCATCTATCTTATTATTTAAAGCTATCTTCTGTCCGTTTCTACCTTCTTTATGTTTAGGGTCAGTATAGTTGCCCTTATGTCCTGTACCACAATAAGTATCTCCTAAGTTTAACCATACTGTTCCGTCATCACGCAACACTCGTTTTACTTCTCTAAATACATCTACCAAGTTACTAATAAATTCTTCTGGAGTATCTTCCATACCAAGTTGTTTATATTCTTGATAGTTTCTTAATCCCCAATAAGGAGGTGAAGTAATACAGGTATTTACAGACTTATCATCTAATTTTTTTAACGACTTTATGCAGTCGCCTTTTATTATTCTAATCATTCCAATTACTTCCTAATGATCCGCCCATGTCATCCTCAATCGGCGTGTAATCTATATCATATATCTTCTTGCCATTACTTCTGCGCGGCTCGATGCCTTTTTCGTGTAGGACACGGCTTGCTTCTTTGAAGTCTGGCATCCTCGGGGATTTGATCCCCAAATCGCGCAAGAGCTTAGTCATCTGGACTGCCTTGGTGCGGTCGCTCGTAAAGTCCACATGTTCCAGAATAAGATCCTCCACACTAGACTGCGTTCTGTATTGCTCATTACTATCCTGCAAGAGCTCACGCTCATCTGGCGAGAGAAACCAATTCTTTTGTCCAGGCACATACATTGTTTCTTTCACCTGGGCCCACAACTGTTGCATGTTGACGCCGTGATTGACGTCTATATCTCTGACAGCGAGTACCCAGAATCTACGATTACCCGACGTGTCCGTCAAAAACTCGCGGGCATTGACACTGGCATAAAACGCCGTGCGGCGCTGATAGGTCGTAAATGCTCGGTCATAGGGTAGCCTCAGTTCATCCGTCTTCGACGTCACAAACGCTTTAAGCTGGTCTATGTCGGACTTTTTAAAGGTAGACTCGATCTCGCCTAGCTCTACAATCCAATGACTCACTGCTCTCTTTACAGAGTCCTTGTCGGAAGGGTTAAGCGTTGCACCCTCTAAGAGCCAGCCTTTATTGTAATCACATAGGCGCTTGAACCATAAGGTCTTACCGAGTCCTTGGGCGCCCTGCAAAACGAGGATCCCTTCGAGTTCAACGCCATTCTTTTCATAGGCAGCAGCCACACAAGAGATTAACCATTTCTTGAGTAACATTTCTTTAAGCTGCGCGGACTCCTCTGTAGTCAGCGAATTGAGAAAGGCTGGCAGTCGGTCCTGTCCGTCCCACGGCTCACTATCTATCCACTCTTTTACCGGGTTATACTCACGCGCTAAGATCTTGAGATAATCCCTCACCTTAGTATGTGGTATGCCCATATTAATACAGCGGTTCTCCACCTCAATCAACGACGCCTCTTCTTGCATGTCAGCGATAAAGGTTGTGTCCGGTATGTCTATCTCCATCTTCTTCTTTATCACGTTGTAGCGCACGTCTATATTGTGTACCTTCATTACCCCACCGATATTGTCTTTGGTGTTCAAGAAACGTCCGTTTGCACTACGACTAAAGTCGTACTCCACCGGGACATCGACATTCTGCAAGACCACCTCACCTTCCAGAACCTCAACTTCGTTCTTGTGGTCGTTATAGTCGCCCTTTGTTTCTGGCATTTGGATCTCGGCGTAACCGCCCTGCTTTTGTATGTAAGCTGCTGCCTTCTGTGCTTCCTTCTCACCTGTTTTACTATCATCATTATCTGCCACAAAAACGTGTTTGTGCTTAGGAAAATACTGATACATAACCTCTGCGACTTTGACTAGATTGTAGGCATCGAACGCCACGACCACCGGCTGTGAGCGGTCAGCGTATATAGATGCGGCAGTGGCATAGCCTTCGGCATAATTTAAGCTATCGCTTGTTTTAAATATTTCTCTGCCGAGAAGAAAAAAGCTACCGCTTTTTTTAGAACCAGTAAGAAAACGCTTGGTGCCATCGGGACCGATATACTGTAAGCCAACGATAGAACCCTGCTTGTCTTTGAGTGGAATAACCAAATTATCATGTTTGTCTTTGCGTAATCCATAGGACAAGACTTGTTTCTTTTCTAAGTAAGCATGTCTTTGTACTTCCTCACACTGCTCCCAGATCGACTGCGATCGCTGTGCGGCCTGCGAATACTTTTCTGCTGACTTGACTTCGGCTTGGCGTCTGAGCTCCTCAATCTCGGCGCGTTGCTCTTTAGTCATGCGAAACTTTTGACTGTTCTCTGGTTTCCAGATCGCTGTCGGCTGGTCCGTGCTGATACGATAATCACCTATACGGCCAAAGGGGGTTGATTGGTCAAGCCATGCTTGATACCAGCCGACGAGCTTTCTCTGATTACCAATGTTGATGTACGC